GATCAACAGCGCGACGAATGAGCCTGGAAACCCGATCCACGACGAATTCAGCCACGGCGCGGACGCATTCAGGTATCTGGCGCTGACGGCCGATCAGATGTCCAATGACGAATGGGGCGGGAAGATCGCTTACCCGAAACTCTACAACGCATAGAATCGCCCCTGATTCTCCACCGGCAATACCGTGAGGTATCCCGACTATGGCTCAAATGAACGACGAGACGCTGAAGGCGATCACTGACAGCGAGATGCGCCAGGCGGTGGGCTACTGGTCCGGCAGGCTGGCTTTGCAGCGTCAGAAGGCGATGGTTTATTACCTCGCCGAGCCTAAGCTGGACTTGGCGCCGCCCGAGGTGGAAGGCCGGTCGTCCGTGATTTCGCCGGACGTGCGCAACACCATCGAGTCGATGCTGCCGCAGTTGATGGTGAAGTTCAGCGGATCAGATCGCGTGGTCGAGTTCCTGCCGACCAAGCCCGGAGAAGAAGGCAAAGCGGAACAGGCGACCGACTACATCAACTACCTGTATCACGTCAAAAACCCTGGCGACAAGATCACCTACACATGGATGAAGGATGCGCTGCTGTCCAAAAACGGCATCGTGAAAGTCTGGTGGGACACGCGCAGCGAGGAGACGCGGGAGGAGTACACCTGCATGTCGGCGGTGGAACTGTCCGACCTGATGGACGATGAAGAGATCGAGATTGTCGACCAGAAGTCCTACCCGGACGAGGAAGACGCCGATCAGCGGCAAGAGGCCATCCAGCACCTGACGGAGCAAATCCAGCAGGCGATGGGGCCGGCCCAGGCGGGTGACCAGCGCGCACAGCAGGCCATCCAGGCGATGCAGCAGCAGATCGCCGGCATCCAGGCCCAGCCGCCCGCGATGCTCTACGACGTCGGCTGCAAGCGCACCAAGCCAGGCGGTCGGGTCTGCGTCGAGAACGTCCCGCCCGAAGAGTTCTTGATCAGCCGCAAAGCCAAGTCCATCGCCGATGCCCCGTTCGTCGGCCATCGCGTCATGCGGACGATGAGCGAACTGAAGTCGATGGGCTACAAGAACGTCGACAACATCAGCGGCGATGACCAGTCCACCGCGTTCAACATGGAGCGCGTCGAGCGTCTCGGCTGGGACGACGAGATGGCCTACATCGGCTCTGACCAGCAACTGAGCGCCGACGACTCGCAGCGCATCGTCTGGGTGACCGAGTGCTACATCCGCTGCGACTACGACGGCGATGGCATTGCCGAGCTTCGCAAGGTCGTCAGGGCTGGCGGCGAGATTCTCGAAAACGAGATTGTTGACATCGCGCCGTTTGTCTCGATCACGCCGATTCCGATGCCGCACAAGTTTTTCGGCATGTCGGTGGCTGATTTGGTGATGGAAGGCCAGCGCAGCAAAACCAGCATTCTGCGCGGTGTGCTGGACAATATGTACCTGCAGGTCAACGGGCGCTATTTTGCAGTTGACGGTCAAGTGAATCTTGACGATTTGCTGACCACGCGGCCCGGTGGAATCGTTCGGATGAAACAAGCCGGAATGGCCGGCCGGCTGGATCAAGGCGCAGGCGACACGCAACTCGGGATGAGTTTGCTGGAGTACATGAACCAGTTCAACGAGGAATCCTCGGGCTGGACTCGGTATAACCAGGGGTCCGACGCGGATTCCCTGAACCACACTCTCGGCGGGGTAAACATCATCACCAATCGCGCCGACATGCGCCTTGACTTGATTGCGCGAAACTTTGCCGAGGGTTTCCGCGAACTGTTCCGCATGATGCTCAAGCTCTGCTCGCAGTACACGCAGAAAGAGCAGATCGTGAATCTGCGTGGGGAATGGTTCCCGTGCAACCCGCGGGAATGGCGCAACGGTTTCGAAGTGTCGATCAACGTTGGCCTCGGCACCGGCAACAAGGACCAGCAGGTTGCCCATCTGATGGCGCTCAGGCAGCAGCAGGACATGGGCCTGCAGATCCAGACGGCAACGCCTGAAAACGTCTATCAGGCGCAGGCAGAGCTTGTGAAGGCGCTGGGCTTCAAGTCGGCCGACAAGTTCTTCACCGACCCGGCCAAGGGCGCCCCGCGGCCACCGCAGCCAGGGCCGATGGAGATCGAGCAGATGAAGGCGCAGATGAAGGCGCAGACCGACACGCAGGCCAAGCAAGCCGAGATTCAGGTCGAACGCGAGCGCATGCAGATGCAGGCTCAGGTGGACACGCACCGGCAGCAGGTCGAGGCGCAGCAGAAAACCGCCGAGGTGGCCGCCGAGATGCAACTAGAGCAGTACAAAGCGGCGCAGGCCGACGCGCAACACCAGCGAGACATCGAGTTTGAACGATGGAAGGCCGAACTGCAGGCGCAGACGGCCATCTATCTGGAGCAGTTGAAGATGCAGGCTGCTGGAGCGGGCCAGGCGGCCCCGGTGGTGGCTCAGACGCCCGACGGCACGAACGATGCGTTGGCGGTGGCAATCGAGGGCTTCCGGGCGGCGCTTGAACAGATGGGGCGGCCGAAGACGATCATCCGCGATGCGGCCGGACGCGCCCAGGGGATCGCGTAAATGGCAACAGTCACGACTGGCGGCAGCGGGGCATGGTCATCTGTTGTTGTGAACGCGCCCTGGCCTGGCGGCACGCCTCCGGGGGCGGCTGATGACGTGGTGGTGGCCCTTGGGCACACGCTGACGGTTGACGGCACCTACAGCATCGGCAGCGACACGGGCAGCAATACTGCGATGCTGGTCAACGGCACGCTGACGTTTGACGCGACCAAGAACACTTCGCTGACGCTCAAGGGCAACGCCAGCACCGCGGCGGCCACCACGGCGACGATCAACATCGGCACGTCTGGCACGCCCATCAACGCAGGCAAGACCGCTGCGCTGGTCTTCGCCTCTGCTGCGCCGGCCAACTACCGTTACGGCCTGACGATCAACGACACGTCCAATTTCACGGTCTACGACGGCACCACGCGCACGGTCAACACGACCACAACGGCGAGCATGGCTGTCGGCGCAACAACCTGCACGGTGGCCGATTCCACTGGCTGGGCGGTGGGCGATGTGATCGTGTTTGCGCCGACTGATGGGACGTACAACCATTTCGACAAGCGCACGATCACGGCGCTGGCGCCGATCACGTTTTCTGCCACGACCTACGCGCACGCCTCTGGATGCCCTGTCGGCAACCTGACGCGCCAAGTCACGATTTCCTCAAGCATGGGCAGCGGCGCCAATTCGGCGTACATCCACATCCGGCACTCCAGCACGGCCAGCAACGGCCGGCGCGGCATCAACGGGCTGGCGCTGACATCCATCAGCACGAACAACGGGGCTACATCGACGACAGCGTTTGTCTTTGGAATCAACGGCGCCGGATATTACGATCCGTTTGTAGAGTTTCAAAATGTGACGGCATATAACTGCAGTCAAGGCAATGGGTTGTGCATTTATCAGGCATTAGCATCGACCGCATTTGTGGCGCAGCACATTGCAGCATTTTCAGACACAGCGACTTTTACGGGGAACAACTTAAGCCCAACATTGTCCACAAATTGGACATTTGATGATTTTGTGGTGTATGGAAGCGATGCCGTTGGCGCGGCAAGTTTGGCGTTTGGGATTGGCGCTCAAGGCATAACAATAAGCAATTCTAAAATATGGGCTTCAAACACCGGATTTGCTGGCGATGCTGGGAATGGAACTATTAGCAGTAGTTACGTTCACACGCAAAAAACATCAACAGCGGCGTTAAGGTTATCGGCAGGGACATGGAATATTAACGGCTCGCACATTGGCGATGCTTCACTCCCTGGGTCTCCATCGCTGCCGTACATTTTTCATATGGGATTTAACTACGGCGCAGTGGTTACAGTAACTGCGACCAATTGCTATTTTGGCACGCCATCGACATCGTTTGTCGGCAACCAGGCGATATCAAATCCAAATTCGTCTATCACCATCGTCAACAAGAATCAGGACGTGACCGCGCAGGAGCTTTACCTGCCAAGCGGCAACTTTTTCCGGGACAACTCGCCAGCGGCGCCCATGACGGGCATCAACCGCTCGAAGTCGGCCATCCGCGCCGACTGCAGCGTGTCGACCAAGGCGTTCTCTAAGACGACGACGTTCAACGCCACCAGCGGCACGGTCTACACCATCGTTGGGTATTTGGGCAAGGATGCGAGCGTCAGCGTACAGCCGTCATTCACGGCCAGCGGCACGGGCCTGGTGGCCGAGGGCGGCAGCGCATTGAGCTACACCATGACCGGCACCTACGGTCAGTGGGAAAAGTTCACGCTCAAGTTCCATCAGTCCACTGGATCGACGCAGACCGTCACGCTCACGTTTACCGCGCAGTCGGCGGCCGGCGGCAAGGCGTGGCTTGATGGCGTGCCGCAACCGCCGTTCATTGAGTGGTGCCAGCACTACGGCTACACCTACGACCCGGCCAACCCCTGGCGCACTGTGGACCCGTATGTCGTGCTGTCGGAGGCCGCAGCGGGTGCGCTGGACGGCGCTGGCTTCACCTACGGCGGCGGCACATTGACGATGACCGGAACGCATTCCATCCGCGACATGTACGACTACATGAAGTGGATCGACGCGGTGGATCAGACCGGCCTGCCGCCGATCATGACCACAAGCGACGGCGTGTCGTTCACGCTCGGCGCAAATCTGGTGATGGCCGCAGGCGCCAGCCTCACCGGCACGGGGTCGTTGTCCCTCGGCGCCAACACGCTGACCATCGGCAGCGGGGCGTCCACGACGGTGACGGTGACGTACAACAGCGGCGCCGCGGCCTGGGTGGTGGTTGCCGTGTCCGGCATCGTCAACGGCAGCAGGCTGCAGGTCTACGACACGACCGGGGCGTCCGAGCTTTACAACGGCGTGCCGGGAACCTCCAAATCGCTCAATGCGGTCTGGACGGCAAACCACTCGCTGCGCATCCGGGCGGCCTACCAATCGGGAACGACGGCGTATCTGCCCTACAGCACGACGGCCACGCTCACCAGCACGGGCGCAACGGTCACGCTGGCCCAGGTGGTGGATACGGTGTATGCCGGCATAGGTCTGGACGGCTCGACGCTGACCGAGTTCTCGGCAGACATCCCGCACCTGTATATCGACCTGAGCGGCGGCGGCACGACCAGTGCGCAGCGGCTCTACGCCTGGACGTGCTACGAGCAAACTACGTCGGGCGGGATTCAGTCTCTATTCGGCGTGGTGGTGGCCGAAGACACGCTGAACTTCAAGATCGACACGACCGTTGCCAATGTGCTGCTGTTCAACCTGTCGGCAAGCCCGGTGATTGTGGCCGGCGGCTACCTGCACCGGTCAGATGGTGCTACTGTGATCGCGGCAACCTCGGGCAGCATCCAGATGGACCCGAGCCGAGCCTACTCGGCAATTGACACGCAGGCCAACATGTCGAGCCTGGCGCTGGTTCACGGCCTGGTGACTGGTTCGCCGCTGGTGGTCACGCCAAGCACCCGCACGGCCGGCACGCTCACGCAGACGATCAGCGACAACTCGGGCACGATCACGGTGACGAGGACGGCCTGATGCTGTCAGCGCTTCAGATCGCAACGCAGGGGCTGTACGGCGCGCCCCTTGTCGGGCGGCTGGTGGCGCTGCAGGGGTTTGCGGCAGCAGGAGTCGGTGGCGGCTCATCGACAAGCGGGGCGCGCAAGCGCTACATCCAGCGGGTTGGCAATCGGCTGGTGACGTTTTCAAGCGCAGCCGCGGCCATCGAGGCGCTGGAGGCCGAAACCGCACGCAAGGCCACAACGCAGCCAGTTGAGGTCGAAGAACTGGCCGACGAACCGCTGCCCGAGGCGGTGCCGGTGGCACAGATCAAGCGAGCGGCCAAGGCATGGGGCGAAGAAAAGAAGGTTCTGGCGCTGTTCCGTCAGCGCGACTTCGGCGAGATTCTGGCGCTGTATCGCGTGATGCAGCAGTGGCAAGACGAGGAAGACCTCGAAGTTCTACTGATGGCGACCGCATGAATATCGACGCATTCCACCCGCACAATCAGCCAGAACTCGATGTTTTGACGGCCAACGTCAAACTCTGCGCAACCTGCATTCATGCGCGAAATCAGTATGGACAGCCATACACTGTCGGCGATCCGTCGCTATGCGATGCGGTGCCGAATCTGGTGACAGGCGACCGCGCCATGTGTGAATCCCTGCGAGTGGTTGGAATGCCTGCGCACCGCTGCGGGCTTGAAGGGGCATTGCATGAGTGACCGCACGACCATCGAACAGAGAATCTACCTTGGCAATCGCGCCAAGGAGGTGATCGAAAACGAGGCATACATCGCCGCGTTTGAATCCATCGAGCAGGAGATTGTCGAGCAATGGAAGAAGTCGCCCGCAAGAGACGAGGCAGGCCGCCAAAGTCTCTGGCAGTATCTCCAGATGCTGTCCAAGGTCAAGGCAACGCTGCAGACCACGATGGAAACCGGCAAACTGGCAATGCTGGATCTGGAACACAAGCAGACGCTGCGCGACAGGCTGCGTGGGACGTTTTCACGCGCAGCGTGATCAGCACGGCGGCCGGGGCCAGCGCTGGCTACATTCAATATGCGTCTTGCCCTGACCCGCTGGCAACTGAGATTGATGCCGGGTATTCGATTCCGGTGCGGGCCGGTGCGATTTCATATACTACTCGGTATCGGCAGACGCTAGAGCTTCCCTTGGTCAGCGGGCTATAGCTGATCGTTTTGCCCAGCGCAGTGATGCGTCGGCAGAGGTGCAACAATGGACAATCCGGCAACGGAATCCAATGCAGTGAACTTGGACGGCGCTGCTGCGCTGTTTGCGGCGGCTCTCGATCCCGAGGCGAAAAAGGAGCCGGCTGAGGAAACTCAGCCCGAACTCAAGGCCGAGGAAACCCAGACCGAGGAAACGCCGGCCGAGCCTGAACTGGTCGAGGTGGACATTGACGGGTTCAAGGTCCAACTGCCTAAGGACAAGGCCGACAAACTCGCGGCCGAGCGGCTGATGCAGGCCGACTACACCCGCAAGACGATGGCCGCGGCCGACGAGCGCAAAGCCGCCGAAGCCGAAAAGGCCAAGGTGGCGGCCGAGCGGCAGAACTACGTCACGAATCTCGCTCGAATGCAGGCGCAAGTCGAAGGCGCGCTGCAGGAGCAACAAAAAACCGTCGATTGGGATTCCCTTTTGGCGGCCGATCCTGTAGAGTATCTCCGACAGCGGCACCTGGCCGAAACCAGACAAGCCCAACTGGCGCAGATTCAACAGGCGCGGGTCTCGACCGAGGCCCAAATCAAGGCAGAGCAAGAGGCAGCGTTCAGGACGCACTTGGAGACGCAACAGCAAGCACTGCTTGCCAAGTTGCCCGAGTGGCGCGACGAAGCCAAGGCCAAGGCCGAGCAGGCGGCAATTCGTGAGTTCCTCGTGAAAGAGGGCTACGAACCGGACAGCCTGAACAACATCAACGACGCGAGAGCGGTGATTCTGGCCCGCAAAGCGATGCTGTATGACCAGATGGTCAGCAAGGCATCGGCTGCGGCAAAGAAGGTCGCCACGCTGCCGACGAAGGTCGAGCGGCCTGGCGGCAACGAATCCGCCCCCCTGGACAAGCGTACTGCCTCGTATCAGAGGCTCGCCAAGTCCGGCCGGGTCGAAGACGCCGCATCCCTGTTCTCGTCCCTTCTGTGAACCCTTAACGCCGAGAGGCGCTGGAGTTTGACATGGCTGCACCGACCAATACCTACCTGACGACTTCGGACGTCGCCCGCCGCGAAGACCTGTCGGACATCGTCTACCGCATCAGCCCGACGCAGACGCCGACCCTGAGCATGGCTTCGCGCACCAAGGCCACCAACACCCTGCACGAATGGCAGGTGCAGGAACTGGCCGCCGTCGCCACCACGCCCTGGAACGCGCAGGCCGAAGGCGACGATGCGTCGGCCAAGGCTGTGACCGTCACGGCACGCCTGACCAACCGCACGCAGATCAGCACCAAAACCGTGATCGTGTCCGGCTCGGAGCAGGCCTCGACGACGGCCGGCATCAAGGACATGCTGGGCTATCAGCTTTCCCTGGCGAGCTTGGAAATCAAGCGCGACATGGAAGCCGGCCTGACGCAATCCGACGTGCTGGCGACTTCGCCCCGGCAGTCCCGTGGCCTGCGCGGCTGGGTGGTGGACAACGTGAACCGCAACGGCGGCACGCTGGCCAGCTACACCGGCAACACCGGCTACACCGCGGGCACGCTGCGCAACTTCGCCGAGTCGCAGGTCAAGGACGTGCTGCAGCAGGTCTACACGGCCGGCGGCATGCCCGACACGATCATGCTGCCGCCGACGCTGAAGCAAACGTTCTCGGGCTTCACCGGCAACGCCACGCGCATGGACAAGTCCGAAGACGCCAAGCTGTACGCCTCGGTGGACTTCTACGTCTCGGACTTCGGCACCCTGGAAGCCGTCCCGAACCGCTTCATGGCGACCCGCGACGTGTTCGTGCTGCAGTCGGACAAGCTGGCCATCGCCTACTTCCGGCCGGTCTTCACCAAGGAAATCGCGGCCACCGGCGATGCCGAGAAGCGCGAACTGATCGTGGAGTACACGCTGGAATGCCGCGCTCCGAAGGCTCACGGCGCCGTCTACGACGTCCAGTGATGACATGACGGGGGCTTCGGCCCCTGTCTCCAACTACAGGAGCGATTCATGGCTGGCAATCTGAAACAAAACGCCGACTTGTCGATGGGCATTCAGGGCACCGACGGCACCGACGGCGAGTTCATCATCGTCCCGTTCTACTGGAACGGCGTGGTGAACACCGCTGCTGTGCTGGTGCTGGAAGGTCCGACGCTGACGCGCCGCATGATCGTCAAGTCGATCCAGCACGGCACCAGCGTGGCGGCGACGAACGCGGTCACGGCGACGGTCTACAAGGCCCCGGCGGGCACTGCCATCGGCTCAGGCACTGCGCTGCATTCCGGCACGGCCAACCTGCAAGCGACCGCGGCGACTCCGGTCACGCTGACGCTTTCCACGACTTCGGGCGTGGTTGATGTGGCGGCGGGCAACCGCCTCGGCGTCGTGATCAGCGGCGCAGTCGGCGCAGCCGGCGTCGGCTGCATCACCGTCACCCTGGCCCCGGCCTGACCTGGGCGCCCCCTCGGGGGCGTCTCTCTTAACGCCGCGAGGCGCTGGAGGACACATGGCACAGACGTTTGGCGGCGGGTTCGCCGTCATCAACACAACCGGCTTTACGGCGGCCACTGGCGCGGCGTCGGCCAGGTCAACGATCCCGACCGATTCGTCCGGCAACCGGCCGAACTACATCCGCGTGGCAGGCATCAACGAGTGCTATGTCAAGGTGGGCGATTCGGCGGTGGCGGCAACTTCCAACGACATCCTGATCCAGCCGGCCGACGCGATCTACCTGCAGGTTGGCAAGGCCTGCACCCACATCGCGTACATCCAGGGTACTGCAGCCGGCAAGATCAACGTGCAGGCGCTGGACAACTCCTGATGCGCACCGACATCCTGAACCCCGGCGGGGCAACGACAACGCTGGCGCTGCAGGACGGCGCGCTGATCAGCGGCACGACGCAGGATTGCACCCCCATTGCGGAGTGGTGCAAGTCGCGGCACAACGAGGGCTTCACCGGGCCGTCCAGCGACATGAAGCTGGCCGCCTCGATCCCGTTCGTGATGGTCGAGAAATACCTCAACGACAACCATCTGACAATGCGGGAATTGGCGCAGGACCAAGCCCACATCAAGCGGCTGATCAGTGATCCTGCGCTGGCGCACTTCCGGGTCTGGAATGGGCGGCTCTGATGGCCCTTGCCAATTACACCGACCTCCTCGCCGCGGTCGCGTCATGGGCTGACCGGACGGACCTGACGAGCGTCATCCCCGACTTCGTGACGGCTGCGGAGTCGCGGATCAATCGTGATCTGCGGGTGCGCCGCATGGTCACAAACACGACGCTGACCACGACCTCTGGCACGCAGACGCTGGCGTTGCCGACTGACTACCTTGAGGCCGAAAACCTGACGCTTTCGGGCACGTCGCCGCCCGGAGCGTTGTCGGTCATCACGCCGGAACTGATGGACCGGAAATACCCGGCCAACTACCAGACCGGCCAGCCTGTGGTCTACACGACCGTTGGCGCCAACCTCATCCTCGGGCCGACACCTGACGCGGCCTATGCCCTGAGCCTGGACTACTACCAGCGGCTTGGGCTTGCTTCGTCGTCGACCAATTGGGTGATGACCTACAACCCGATGGTGTATCTCGCCGGGTGCCTGTGCGAGCTTGGCATGTACCTGGGCGATGCGGATCGCGTGGCGCTGTGGGACTCGCGCTACCGGGCCGAGGTGGCGCAGTTGCAGGCTTCGGACGATGCCGGCCAGCGCAGTGGATCGACCATGCGAGTGCGGGCAATCTGATGACCCCGCTGATTGGATTCACGCCGGATGTCGATTCGTCCACGCCTGGCGCGATTCTGGACTGCACCAACGTCATCCCGTATGCCTCGGGCATGAAGGGGGCGCCGACAGCGGCGTCCATCAACGGCGTGCCTGCCCTGGCGGCTACCTGCGTCGGCGCGGTGGCGGCAACGCTGCTGGACGGCACGCGGCGCGTGTTTGGCGGGACGGCTTCCAAGCTCTACGAACTGAGCGGCGGCGCATGGTCGGACGTCTCCCGCGGAGGCTCCTACTCGCTCGGGGCAGATGACCGCTGGGACTTCGTGCAGTTTGGCAATGCCACGCTTGCCAGCAACAAGTCCACGACGATCCAGCGCAGCAACCTGGCGGGCGCGTTTGCAGACATTGCCTCGGCACCCAAGGCAATGGCAATCGAGGCGGCTTCCGGGTTCGTGGTGGCGTTCAACACCAACGACGGCACCTACGGGGACTCGCCGGATCGGTGGTGGTGCTGCGCCCTGAACGATGAAACCTCGTGGACGCCAGCCCTGTCCACCCAAGCCAACACCGGGCGCCTCGTCTCGACTCCTGGCCCGATCACCGCGGCTAAATCGTTTGGTGACCAGATCATCGCCTACAAGGACCGGGCGGTCTACCTGGGGCGCTACGTCGGCTCGCCGGCCGTTTGGCAGTGGGACTTGATCCCCGGCGACATCGGCTGCGTCGGTGTTGATGCGGTGACCGACATCGGCGGCGCTGGGCACATCTTCGTCGGGCGCTCCGACATCATGCTGTTCGACGGCACGCGGCCAGTGAGCATCGCGGACGGCCAGGTGCGGCAATGGTTTTACAACAACGTGAGCCAGGCCTACCTTTACAAGACCACCGTCGTTCACGACAAGCAGCAGAACTCGGTGTGGATCTTCTACCCGTCGCTGGCCTCTTCCGGCACGGTTGATGAGGCGCTGGTGTACTGCCTTGTCACCAAGCAATGGGGGCGGGCCACGCAGACCATTGAGTCGGCGCTGAACTACGTTGCGGCCGGCACGACCATCGACGGCATGGCAAGCGTGAGCGCAACGATTGACGGCCTGCCAAGCGTGAGCTTCGACTCGCAGTATTGGTCGGCCGGTGGGCGGTTTCTGACGACAGTGACGACGGGCCACCAGATCAGCAGCATGACGGGCGTGGCCGGGTCGAGTTCCATGACCCTGTATGACGTTGGCGATGACCAGACGGTCAGCAGCCTGACGCGCATGCGGGTGGCGTATCAGAGCAATCCGACGACGGCGACCGTGACCGGATCGACGCGGAATGCTCGTGGTGCGGCGCTCGGCTCTGGCGGCTCGGGCACGTACTCAAGCGGCAAATTCGACATCCGGCAGTCGGGACGATTCCACCGGGCCATCGTTTCGGCCACCGGAGACTGGAAAGCCGCGGCGGTTGATTTCGACCTGAAACCGGCGGGGCAGCGGTGAAGCTCAACGAATCGCCGCAGATTGTCGGGGCGCTCGGCCAGGTCAAATTGGTCGAGTTTCTGCGCGAGGTGGCGAAGAAAGTCAACGCCCTGGCGGCGGGAAACTTTGCGGCGAGAGAGAATACCGGCACTGCGGCGCCAACCACCGGAACCTGGGCGCAGGGCGATATTGTGCAGAACAGCAATCCCGCCGAGGCCGGTGGCGCGGGCTCCAAGTATGTTGTGACCGGGTGGATTTGTACGGTAGGCGGAACCCCTGGCACATGGTTGCCGATGAGGACTCTGACGGGTAACTGATTCCTAACGCTGCGAAGCGCTGGAGCGAGCATGGCAAACATCACCACGA